GGATAATACTGAACAGCAAGGATCTCATACATCCAACCAAACTTTGAACTTTCACGGGGAATCCACTTTGCAACCAGGCTGATTTTCTTCTCATCCGCCACAGATGAACTGCTATAAATCTCATCGTCCATACACAATTGGTGGTTCATTTCTTCAATACAGTATTGAATAAGCGGGTGCGACTTATCACCGGTTTGGTCGAACACATATTTACAAAAATATTTCATGTCCTTCCAGGAACCATAGGGCGCTTCGACCATTTGTTCAGGTGCCCCGAGAACAAAGAGTCGAAGCGCGGTCTTTGCAAGGACCGGGTAATACTTATACCAAACCCAAATCATCATATACGACAATGCATATTCCCCCTTTCCGCCATGAATGTCACGTGTTTTTCCGATGATTTTGTAAAGAAGCACGAGCAATTCCTTGCGATTCGCATCGGAACATCTCGTCAAGTCACCTACTATTTCGTCTAGAATTTGGGCCAGAGTTGAAATGCCGGATTCGGTTGTGCGGACACACTGAAAGTCGAATTGCACGATTTTTTCTTGCATATTGTTTGACCAGTCCAACTCTGGGTAGCCGTTATCACCTTGGCGTATGTTTGACACGGCATCGATTGCTTGAAGTAATGCCGCCATCTTGTTTTCGTAAAATTTATTCGAAACCTGTTTCGAATAAATCTGGTCAATTTTTTTCAAAATTTGTAAATATTTATCGCATAACTATGGCCCAAGTGCATTTTTAAAATTCGTCGCCAAAAATGTTTCTAAATAATTTTCTTGAAAAATTTCACGCCGGTTCTCATGCTTTTTCGTAAAAATATATGCGTCTTGTGATTTTTTCACCGTCCACCCCTCGTCCAATGCATTGTATAGAAACATCATTTTTTTAAATTGCCGTTTCGACATTTGTATCGACGGGGAAGAATCTTCCCCCAGTTGAATTTCCATGGTAGACAGACGGCGTTGTATATATGACATCTATCTATTATATTTGCGAGTTTTACGATTTCGGCGATTGGAATCTAAATTTTACAACCGTTTTCGTTCCAAAACAACACAATTGTGGTTCGACACTGCATAAATATTCGTTGAATAACTTCAAAATCCCAGTCCTTATTTTATTTTTTTTGAAAATCTTCGTTTCTGCTGTTTACAATTCGTCCTTCTTATTGTCTTGGATTTCCGTTTTTTGGTTTTTGTGTTTTCTTTTCTACCACCACGGATCGCCGAAGAACGTTCTACCAATAAAGTAGATTTTGGACCAACATATCCACCCGCACTTAGTGAATTGACATCTCCATTTCCATAAACAGAAAGCAATATGTAACGGGCCATAGACGGACGGTCGTTCGCAAAAAAACGGCGGACTGCATCACCATCAAAATTAAATTTTTTAATTATACTATTCTCTGTGTATATTGGACCGGTCGTGTCTATATAACCAGCGAACTTCATTAAAGCCTCAAATTCTTGACGTCCGTCACCATAATATTTTCGATGGGTGTATTTCAGTAAATTGAATAAATCGTTTGCGTCCTTTGACATTAACGTCTGCCAAAAACCTGATGCAAAATATCCGTTGCTGTTACTTGTTCCGCCCACCGTATTTCTATTGTAATATTCTAATAATTGAACTATGACGTTTCTTAAAACGACTCGTGCTTTTAGGTCCTCGCCTGTTACAATATTACTATTTGTGAATACACTCAATGTTGGTATAGCAGTCGGATCTCCAAAACGAAGCGTCGAATTCGGAAACGTACACGTGGTGTTTATCTTTATAACTTGCGAACTGGACATTTCTGCTGTTAATAAATAATACTCCGCTCCGTCTCCCTTCTCTGGTTTTACCATTACTGAAAAATTAGATCCCCACTCATACCTTTCTCCTGTAACTTCGCTTTTTGGACAAAGAGACATTGCGTCTATTACAGAACCGACGGGACAAAATGATTTCGTCGACCAATCTTTTCTTCCTCCGCCTCCTTCAAGTAAATTAGAAATGTTTGCCGCGTTATTGATAACAAATTGTCCGGTTGTAAGAAAAGACAGTGCAGTTTTATATGCTTTTTTCAAATTGTCAACGGGATAAGCCGGATTTTTTATATATTGTCGAATAAGTTCCTCTAATTTATCATCCAAATTTCCCGCGGGCAAAAGCCCCGCAAACTCATTTTTTCTCCAGGCAATGTTTTGCAGAATTGCGAATTGTGCGTTTGTGAAATAGTTTGTCCCTTTGAAAATAGTGGTTTTATTTCCCTCTGTGTCGCACGCACCAGTTAAACACAATAGAAGTCTCGCTAAACATATATTCAAATTGTTCGCGTTTAATCTATCCGCTTCTGTTAATTCGCCGTGTGACGCCAGCCGTGCTTCGTTTTCTGCTTTACGAGCGTCTTTTTCTGCCTGGTCTACTATTTTTTTGCAATTTTTTTCATACAATTCCAGGATCCTTATTTCTACAGTTTTATACTTTAACATTGGGCTTCTTCCTGAACTTCGATTTGTAGAATCAGGATAACAACCGTATAAATATGCGCGTTGTCTATCCGATAATGCAATATCGTTTTCTCGAAACGCATTCACAACGCTTTCTAAAAATGAGTTTCTATCGGGGACATTTGGTGTGTTCGTTGTTAGATTGACCGATGTATAAATCTGGTTAAACTCGTATAGAATTGAGTTGAGTTGGGTTTTTAATATATCGCATTGTTCGGAGGTAGTTCCTCCGTGATGAACCTGATTTATTCTAGCACCACCGCTTGATTCTATTAAATAATCCGATGACAAATTCATTGCGATAGAGTCATTCCGGCCAAGCGCTTCGTTATGCCTTCCATCCGAGGAACCCGGGTCTCTATTTTGTTGTTGAGAAAAAGGCGCGAATCTAAAAACAGAAGTGCCAACTAACGACGACGGGTATTCGGGAATATCTGTGGTAAAATGTATTGGTTCAAAGACAGTATCTAAATCTGTCATATAAAATCTATAAGCAATGACAAATCTATTTATTGCATTGACTGGGCTGTTCAAATTTCCAAAATCCAAATAATTCCCAAACAAATTCATTTTCATTCTTTCTATATTTTCATCGATACTATCAAAATTCGACATTTCAGTTTCTCTTATCGCCAACGTGCCATCGATAAAATAGAAAAGTTCAAGCCCGTCTATTTGTCTAGTACCAATTGTAAACTCGTCGTCATTGTAAATTATATCTTTCACTCTATTGATGCCATAATTGAAATACAAAATAATATATAATTTCAGTTTATCATTCATAAGATCTGAAAAAAATATATTTACAATGGAAATGTCCACACCATAAGACACTGTTTTACGATATAATTCTATACCTAACAATAGATAAATGGTGAGAATGTTTTTTTCGTGATTTACTTCTTCCGCTTCATTTTCTATAGATAAAGCGCTTTGCCCGGAATTCCGCCTTTCTTCTAGTAATTTTTTTTTTTCAGTTTCTCTTTTTTTTTTAGTTTCTTCGTTTCTTCTACGCTGTCCCTTTTCTCTCAACAGGGCGGTATTTTTTTCAGGTATTCGCGAAATACCACCTTGTTGGGGTTGCAGAGTAAGTAAAGAAGCAGTTAATTGTGCGATATCTTTCTGACTATCTCTCCATCTATTCGCACCCATCTGTTCTTTTACACTCATATCGTGAATCCAATCGTGTGCTAATGCATTTGCAGGAAAAAAGGGATATAAGTCATTAGATAATAATAATTCTTTTACTGCCATAAATCTATATAATCTATTCATAAAATAAATCCATCTTACACACCAAAAACAAATAAATGTTCTCATTTACACCTTTGAACATTGTAAACTGCACAAATGCGGTTAATGTTCATCGGTGTATAAAGATCTTAGGTAAACTGTTAAAGCCTTTATCTAATAAGTAAAAGTTTTATTCGCATAAAAAATACATCTTTCAAAATATCTTGACATAAAAAACCTACATAAAAACACTACCTCAAAATAGATATCAAACCAAACAAAAATACAATGGCGAGTTCTGGTGCACAAAAACGCCAGACAACGACCGCCCCCAAATCCACCATTATTTCCAACACCATTGATTTGAAGCATACGGAAATGCTAAATCACTTCCAGGAGATAGAAGAAGTAACCATACCCAAACTCGTCGCAGAGAAAGCCGAATGGAAAGCAAAAGTCGCCTCCTTAAAAGAGGGCCAAATCGATGAATATATGGACATTCGGGACAAGGTTCTCTCCCTTCAACAACAAATTCGTGATTTGCGTGGCCAAAAACGGAATTATTTGTTGGACAATTCGAAATACGTCTTCCAATATTTTGAACAAAAGCAGAAAATCTCAAATAGTGTGACAATTCCGGTAAATTCCAGCAATGTTCTCAATTGTTTCTTCAAGATCAAGTCGCCGAATCCGGAGTCCGCCAATCTATCTTCCGACAAATATGTTCAGTCGAAAAAGGCGTATCAAAACTACTGGCGAAATGTCAACAATGAGATTTCGAACATCCAAGATTTTATCGTATCAACAGATGTATGTGAAGTCTGTGGCCAGGGGGAATTGATTCCGCAGGATGAAGAAGGGATTTTGATCTGCAATAATTTACAATGTGGCAAGTTTATCACCTATATCGTGGATAGTTCAAAGCCCACAAACAAAGAACCCCCCAACGAAGTATCCTATACCGCATATATTCGATTGAACCACTTCAAAGAAATATTGTCTCAATTTCAAGCCAAGGAAACTACACAAATTCCCGAAGAAGTCATCGATGCCATTCGCGCGCGAATCAAGAAAGAACGCATACAAGACATGGCACTCATCAATTATGATAAAATGCGTGATATTTTAAGAAAATTAGGATACAATAAATATTTTGAACATATTCAATATATCAACACCTTATTTGGCGTAAAACCGCCGATTATGAATGAAGAATTACATGAGACGTTGTGCGTGTTGTTTATTGAGATTCAGAAACCCTGGGCTGTTCATTGTCCTGCGAACCGAACCAATTTTTTTAATTATACGTATACCCTATTTCAGTTGTGTGTTTTGTTAGATCAAACACAATATCTACCCTATATTCCAATGATGAAAGATCGCGAAAAACAATTGGAGCAGGATATGATTTGGAAAAAGGTGTGCCAAGATTTGGATTGGGAGTTTATACCGTCGGTATGAACCGGGGGGTCAACCAGTGGTATAAACAAGTGGTGAAAATATTATCACCCGATACTATATCCAAACATGGCAACATCATCGGAAAAAATCATTGAAAACGAAATATATGCATGGCAAATAACGATAGGAACATATGAAGATGAAGATAAAGCAATAGATACGATAAATCGTAATGCGGGCACAATTGATTTCGCAAGAACATATGGCCTCTATAATGACACCTTACTTACCGCCGCGTTATCCAATGATTTAGAAAAAGTGGCTATTCAAATAATGAAAATAAGCGAAATCGTAAAGGGGGTCGATGTCAACGTCGACCATGTCAACGAGCTGGGCGAATACGCGTTTTTACTCGCTTGCAAAAAAGGGTTTATTGAGTTGGCATTGGCTATTTTGAAGAAAGGCACCACATTGTGTGCACCCGACAACAGCGGATTCACCCCGCTTATGTATGCATCTGGTCGAAGAGACATGGTCCGTCTCGTAGAATATATTGTCAAACATAATGCGCACCATAAAACATGTGATATTGGCTATGCAAATGACAGTGGCACAACTGCGTTATCCGTGGCCTTGGAAAATGGAATTGAAGAAACCGTGAAACTCTTGTTAGATTCCGGGAAGTCGAACCCGGGTTCTATACTTAAAGAATACAATGATGTTACCATATTACAACGCGACCTCTATGAAGGCATACAAACTGCCAAACTGATTTTGGAAAAGACGGGCATGGATTGTAATCCGTTGTATATAAGTAAAAAGGATCGAAGCACGGCATTATTATTGGCCATGCCAACGTTTGCCGACTTGACCCATGTTGATGATCACGTCGATGTGATACAAACGCTGCTTTATTTCGCAGACCAAGAACCGGCATTGAAATATGTAGATTATAAAAACACGGATGGGTTCGCGGCGTTTGATTTATTGTTTGAAGTGGCGGATATAGCGGATATCCCGGTGAACACGAACATTTTAAAACTATTTATCGATTTTTATTACAAAAACCACCCGAACAGCAAAGTGTTTTTAAGAAACATTGATAAAATATGCGAGGACGGGGTATTGATTGGTGCGATAAGAAAGATGTATCCGGGTAAGAAAACCAAGAAAATTTTAAAGCACCTTTGCAATGATGTGGTGGAGACACATGTAACAGTGAAACAACACAGAGGAAACAACTCGAGTCCCGCAATTCAAACCGGGAAACGAATTCATATGGTTCGAACTAGAACAACTCCGCTAGAAGAAGCCGAAGAGATACCGATCGTCCATGCCGAAGAAGAGGTGTCACCGATGGATACTGGATTCTACGTAGGTGATCCCCGCGACAGAGGGATACGACAAACCAAACGATTGGGTGGGAAAAGACGAAAAACGTTGAAGAAAAAAGGTCGCAAACAAAAATGATAGACTTTTGACACAAACCCATATAGACATATTGTGCCTGCTATCATAATATGTCTGTGTATACGTATCCCGTGGACATCCCCGAGATGTCTTATACAAATGATGCAGAATACCAAGACCAAATTCGGATGCTTTTTCGCATGAAGGCGATCGATACCGACGACGACCTGTCTGATGAATATGATGAAAACGCGGCAATCCGCGCGATGGATTCGATATATGAAGCCACGAAACAGAGCGCGCTGTTTGAAAAGGTCTATGTATTGGCGGCAAACAAGTTGTTTCTAGAAGATCCAGCAATGGGTCTACCGATTCTGTTTAGTTATGACTATTTAGATGTGTTTCATCGGTGTCTTGTGCATTATTTGAGAACCCCTGAAACATTTGACGAAACTACGGCAATTTATCAAGAACTCTTGTCGCGCGTTGCATGAATAAATATTGATTTGAAAAAACAATATATATTCGTATGTATATAGTATATATAACATTATGGCTTCGACAAGAAATAAAAACACTGCTGGCGATTATAAACTCGAACAAAAAAATAATACGGGAATATCTGCATATTCGGCATATACATCGTATGGTCAACCCCAACAAACGTATTTCCCCGGAAACGGATTATTGTCTGGTCGTGTGGCATCGGAGAACCTTTCGAAAAACGCATGTGATATTGAATCTCAATTGTTCGGCATTGGCAGCACGAATTTAGAAACACCAAAGGCGCCTTGTGTCGCCGAACTTACGGGACATTCCAGTTTGAATATTATTGAGAAGTTGCCAATTCTGGTGCCTGAACCTCTTGTGGTGGAGAAAAATCAACGTCCTTACCTGAACTTCTAGGGTGATTTTTTACGGAATAACGTGAAAATGCGCGCTGTTTATGTTTAAATGTGGTGTTTTGGCGAATACGCACCTGCCTTTTTGTTTCTAATTCGAGTTTGGACACGGATAAAGGCTTCTGAAATTCCGCCACTGGGTCCTCTTTTTCATCGGTTTTGTATTCATCTTCAGAGGCTGGTTCAGCAACGACAGGTGTCTTTTGATAGGAGGTTGTGTCCAACAATGCGGAATTGATGAGATCAATGATCGATATGTCTTTTATATTTTCTATGCTTTTTTGAGGAAGCGTGTCGCATTTTTCAATAGCAATCGATATATACTCCATGATGGGAGTGGTTTTTCCCGCAGCATTGATTTGTATCGGTATTTTAATATTTGCCATTACATATTGATTCGATTGCATTTTTGGTTCGTTTATATACAGTTGCGTAACTGTATCTAAATTGTTTTTTGGAGAACATCAATGAAAACCCGCGCCTTTTTGGACCGGTGCGTCGTTATTGTAAATTTCATTATTTTGTGTGTCTAACCAGATCGTTTTTATATTTTCTGGCCCGTCCAACTGTATATTCGCGACTTCTACGGCGTCGGCTGGTTTTTGTCCAGGGCGAGCACGCGGTTTTCTCATTTGGATCGTCTCGTTGTTTTCGATTGACCCTTCGTGTGTGTTGGTCCCTGGAGTTTCTTGTGAAGCCACAGTTTCAATGGGAGGCGCATTTGCGGGTTCAGGGCAATGTGGTGGTGGCGCAACTGCGGGTTCGGGGCAAAGCGGTGGTGAAACCACTGCGTTTCCGGGTGCAACCCCTGTGGTTACGAGAGGACCGGGTGTAGATGTCGTAGTAAGAAGTGATTGTAACGTGGATAACATGGGGTCTAGCATGTTTGTTACAGGTTGTTCTGACGCTATGTTCGCGGGCGCAACCACTGCATTTGTTTGCACAGGCGCAGATGTCGCAGTAAGAAGCGTTTGCAATGTGGATAACATGGGGTCTAGCATGTCTACCCCCAGTTGGTCCGGTGCTATGTTCGCAGGTGCAACCACGGTTATGGGGACAGCTGGTTTTTCTGTTGTAGTAAGAAACGTTTGCAATGTGGATAACATGGGATCTAGCATGTCTGCACGCGGTTGGTCCGGTGCTATGTTCGCAGGTGCAACCACGGTTATGGGGACAGCTGGTTTTTCTGTTGTAGTAAGAAACGTTTGCAATGTGGATAACATGGGGTCTAGCATGTCTGCACCCGGTTGTTCTGGTTCTATGTTTATAGGTTCAACGCCCGCGGTTACGAGAGGAGCCGGAGTATCTGTCGAAGTAAGAAGCGTTTGCAATGTGGATAACATGGGGTCTAGCATGTCTCTGCCAGGTGCGGTCGTCATTGATGGAACAGGAGTAAACGACTGTGTATTTGTCGTAGTGAGACGCGTTTGTAATGTAGATAACATCGGATCTAGCATGTCTCTGCCGGGCACAACAGTAGGTGCAGTCGTCATTGCTGGAACAGGAGGCGTATCTTTTGCAGTAAAAAGAGTTTGTAATGCGGATAACATCGGAACTAGCATGTCTGCACCAGGTTTTACTTGTGTTACATTCGTAGGCGCAACTATAGTTTCTGGAACAACTGGTTGAGTAAGAAGCGTTCGTGTAGCGGATAACATAGGATCTAGTATGTCTGCACCATTTGCTACAGTGGTTGAAACAACAGGAGTATTCGTCATAGCAGGAGGTAATTGCTCTACCGCAGGCAGTGTATCTGATGTCGTAATAGGAGGCAGTTGATCTACCGCGGGTAGTGTATCCGTCGTAATAGGAGGCAGTTGCTCTACAGCGGGTAGTGTATCCGATGTCGTAATAGGAGGCAGTTGCTCTACCGCAGGCAGTGTATCCATCGCAGTAGGAGGCAGTTGATCTACCTGGGGTAGTGTATCGGATGTCGCAGTAGGAGACTGTTGCTCTGCCGTAGGCGGTGTATCCAATGTCGTAATAGGAGGCAGTTGATCTACGGTGAGCGGAGCAGCAAGAAGTGTTTGTGTTGTAGATAACATAGGGTCGAGTGGATTTGCGCCCGATACCGGGTTCGAATCTTGGTCGTTTTCATTCTCTTGTATTTGTTTTGATCGCAATTGTCGGTTTATTTTTGCAAGTTTTCGGTTTTCCAAACTATTGATGATGAGTTTTAAATTATTCGCAGCAATTTCCAATTCGCCTGCTCGCCTAAGGTCTTCCGCCTCTCCTTTTTCTTCATGGCCTTTTTTATATTTTTCCAGAGTATCTATTTCTTGCGAAAGTCGTTGAATATTGACATCGATATTGGATTCTTCGGACTTTTTTTCTTTTTCAATCTCCCGTTTCGCTTCTTCTTCGACCTTGGCCACTTGCAATGGTAATAAATTTTCAGGTTCAATTGGGGGTGGAAGCGAATTATCAGGAGGACTTGTTTCTACCATAGGTAAGGTTGCAGGTAACGCTAGTGGTACATTCGGTTCAATTGTGGTTGGAAGCACATTGGTATCATCGACAGGAAGACTTGTTTCTATATTTTCAGTCGTTTCTTCGATAGGCAAGGTTGTTGGTAACGCCTCGGGTTGTAATTCCCGCATCGTCTTCTTTTTTGTCAATATACTTTGCAGTGGCAACACGACTTTATCAAATAAATGTTCAAACGCATTCTTTTTTATTTGTTCGGGTTCTAACATAAGATATATATTTTGTATATCTTATGTAGAGTTAAAAACGTTGATTCTTTACGGCATTACTAAATCCTTGTTTACTTTCTTTGTTTTCTCGATTTTCTACGAAGTTTGCCACCCTTTTGTTTTTTCCCAGTTTTTTTATTTCTACGTGATTTTCGCCCACCCTGGTTCATTTCTTCTGTAAATAATGGAGACACGGGGGCCATCGTCGCGGGCTTTGGTGGTTTTAATGGAGGCACCGACCCTTCCGATGGCGGGGGAGGGGGAACCGACGCGTCTGGTGCTGGAACAGCGTCTGCATTTGAGTCTACTATGTTTGTGCCTGCTGCACCGGGAACTTCTGCTGCACCGGGAACTTCTGCTGCACCGGGAACTTCTGCTGCACCGGGAACTTCTGCTGCACCGGGAACTTCTGCTGCACCGGGAACTTCTGCTGCAACGGGAACTTCTGCTGCAACGGGAACTTCTGCTACACCGGGAACTTCTGCTGCAACGGGTTCTACTCCGCTGGGAAACGGAGGCGTTAATGTTCCCGCGGAACCAATATCTACTTTCGGCGTTTCCTGACCCATCGTGCTCGGTTCTTTACGATAACCCGTAATAAACAATTTACCTTCGCTATCCGTTTCCCCAACCAATGTTACTTTTTTATCTCGTTCATACACAACAGGTTTTCTTTTAAAAGGATTAATCATAGTTTTTTACTACAACACTCTATATATAATATCAAAGAAAAAATAAGGCGATCAGTCAAATCCTTCTAAATTTTTTCGTTTGTTTTTTTGACACGCGTTTACGAATCGTCTTTCGGCGATATCGCCGTTTGGTTTTACCTCCCCAAACCTCCTTTTTTCCAAACAAATTCACATTTATATAATTCCGCAACTCTTTCAACATATAGATGAGATCAGCGCGCTTTCTAAGAAACGGAACCGTATCCGAATATTTTTCGGTTAAAAATGAGTATTGGTTTTGCAATCTCCATTCAAAATAGGATTCCCATCTTTTCTTGAATTCGGCGTATCTGTGCTGCATGTCAGGGTTTGTATCGAAATCCGTTTCGTATTGTATTAAATTGTTGTTAATGTATTCATCAATATAAGTCTTCATTTCCTCATATTTTCTGGACACTTTGCTAAATTGCTGATGGTTGTCAACATCACGCTTTCCTATTTTTTTCAGTTCACCAATAACATCATCTATTTTTTGCACGATCAATTTGTTCTCGTTCATCCTCGCTACATTTATCATTTCTTGCTTCTTTTTTTCTTCTTCCATCAAGTTGTCCACCGCGTTTTCATGTTCCGTTTGTGCCGGATTTATGGCAGGAATGCCAATATCGTGTTCTTTTTCTTCCTCTACCGCCTCTTCTTCTGGTTCGTCCGACAAGTCTTCTGTAATCGTATCGTCATCTTTATTTTGCACCGGGGGCAAATCCTTCACAATCCCAGGTTGACTTGGAGTATATACCAAAAAACCCTCCCCACAATTTTTCTTATGACTCGCCATGACTTTGTTCGTAGGAGTTTTTATGTCCGAATACATATAATACAAATCATGGTTCTCTCCTATCGCGAAATGAATATCCAACAGGGAATTCTGCGTACCCACCTTGAATGCGTCAGTCTCGTTCATCAATTTCTCTACAAATTCGTCCTTTGATAATTTTCTGTATTTTTTATAATAAGATACCAATGAATCCGACACCATATAATTGACAACAAATTGGTTTTGATTACACCAATCGAATCGAAGGATTAGATCTCGACCCACCTGTAAGTCTTGGTTCAAAATATCTTTATATATAAAGGTCAAATCCGCTCGTGCAAATATACCATCCGGATATTCTGTTGCTACCTCTTTTCTTATATTTTCCATTAAAGTTTCCATAATTCTTTTATTGTTCTACAATAGAAGAATATAATAATATGCTGCCTTAAAATTCGAAACAAAGTGGAATATGTTCTCTCCCAATCTTTACCATGACCGGGTCTCTATCCTTTTTCGAAATCCAAAACACAAATTCGTCGTCACGCTCCGCAAATCCAACACAAAATTCAATGCCAATATGTTGGAAATGGAAAATAGGTGAATACTGTAGAGGCTGAAACGTGTTTTTATCCAACGATACCATCATATGATAATATTGGCGAGGAAGTGTATTTTCACTAAAATGGACCACACCGACGTAACAATCCCCTCGGTCTAAAAACGTCGTAGAACCCCGCACGCGATGAAAATCCGGAGCAGTAATCGTATGTCGGTAACAGATTTCAAGTTGTTTCGTATCTGGATTTATTTTCCCCACTTCCATAGGGAACCACTTATAAATGAAAAATTCTTCCTCTGTTCCCGTTTCCACCGATTGTCGCACGATAGGAATCCAATTCTTTTCACACCAACTTTCACCCGGAGGAATCAAAATAGAACACTCCGAATAGGATGCTGTTTCGGGATGATAGTTGCCCGAAATCATCCGATTCCAATCGGTGGGGGAATAATTAATGTTCGTTGCAATAAATTTAAGTTGATCATTGAGAACATACAACCGAATGTCTTCCAATCCATAGAAATAACAACGCTTCGATACAAACCCCACACTTGACTCCTCCATTTCCTTATAATTCAAAGGAATTAGCGTCTCAGTATCCAATTCCGACGTCATGTTTCGAGTGATAATAAAATCTTCGGGGTGCTGAATCGAGCAATGCCCGGACTCTAAATACCAATAGTTTACATACCGCGTGTTTAAATAATGTTTTCCATTGTAATAGACATAGGAGGACGACGACGGTTGATACGTATCAAACATAGGGTAGTCATAGGTGGTTTTCAGCAGGTGCGTATCTAAAGACACCGAACATATATTCGTGGGGATATGTAGAATACAGTCATTGTGGTCTGCTTTATACCATGTAGGTGCCCACTCTGTATTTGCCTCCAACCATGCCCAAAAATTCACCTCCCATACCAATCGTTTATGTGTTCTAATAAATGTCGGGTATTCATCGAGATAATATTGGTGCATGTTTTGTATAGAGGCCGCGTCACCTACTAAAAACCCGCCGCAAAAACGCCAATATACACTGTTCACGATCTGCCCCATTTCACCCACACCCAGTTTATCCCAACATCCCGGAATCACCAAACAAGGGGTCGTAAGGTTGCGTTTTGACAATGTTCTCAAATAATGCAGGGTTTCGGCCTTTTTATGAAAGACATAGGAAATACTAAAATCAATCCATGCAAAATGTGTGGAATTCCATGGATTGTGTTGAATGGCATCCGCCAAAAATTCGGTTTTCGAATTGATCAACATCATATAATGAGGGATGTCCTTGGGTAGATTACGATAATCCGGCAATTCATATTCTACGCCTAAGCAAGATTTCGCAACAAATGTGTCATCCATACAAATCGTCTTCATGATTTTAATATTTTCATAGGGCTTTGCGAACTCTACCAAGTAATCATAACAATGCGGGTTGACATAGACACAGAGTTGAATTCCTGTTTCAGCAAGATCACGAAACTTGGAAAAACGCCATTCTATCGTTTTGTCTTCAAATGTGCTTTCATAAATATCAATAAACGAGGTGACAAAAGTGATTTGCGTATTCGACATACTCTATTCAGAGGGGGTCTGTTTATTTTGTTTGATGAAAAATATATAAAATATAGGCATTTATTATAGTAATAGTAGTATTATGGACAACTCTGCCAAAGAACAAGTTGAAGTTGATATCGGCAAAGTTTGTGTTGTTGTTGCGTCACATATCTCTAGCCCTCATCGCATAGAATACTTAAAGGAATGTATTGCGTCTCTTGTGTCACAAACATTTCCTGTTTCCATCTATTTATCCATTTCTTTTGAGAACCCAAACATCGAAACAATGTTTCGAGAGAGTGTTATTGCAGCACATTCTCAATTGTATATTTATATTCGTCGTCAAAAAACACCCCAAATGAAGCATATTCAATGGGTTCTCCCCGAACTCCTGAAAAATGACGAATCCTGGGTTCTCTTTTGTGACGATGATGATGGTTACCGCCCTAACCGAACACAAACCTTCGCACAACTTTTCGCAAATGGACTACATGCGGTGTCGAAATTGGAGGCAGGTGCGACATTCCCAGGAGTTTATGAATCGACATTTGGAAAGAATCACCGAGATCAGCGACATGAATTTTGGTGTTATGGCATACATATTTCTATTTTGCAACTGTTTTATGAAAGAATTCAGTCCTATGACGATGTAATCCAGCACAAATGCTGTGATATTGTGTTCGGTGATTTTTTACGACGCCTTGGTGACAATTATTTATTTGTCGAAACAAAAGAGATTCTTTATGATTATCGCGTGGAGAACAATTCTGACAGCATTACGGGAAAAATAAAAACAAACCAATTGCGATACAGTGATGGTGAACCACCCTCGATTTTTGATACACAGTTTTCCGATTATGTGGTCAATTGGAACCAGGCATTGTATGATAACATTGAATATTATATGCATGACACATTTTTGAGAACAGTGACCGGTGCAGAATTCGACGATATTTTAAAACTGGAGTTTAAAAACCATTATGCACTATTACCCTATATCGACGAAGTACACGTAAATGTTCTTAGAAATCAGCATGATTATTTGCGAAAGATGTGTTCGGACATCTATGACATTGGTTTATAATCTCTAAAAAATTGAATTCAAACGGATCTCACGGATGGATTCAAAAATATTTATACAACATGCCCCCTGTAAAAGTTCCCCACCGGCGAGACATCTATCTCGTGTTTGACACAGAAACTACAGGTGTAATTCCTTATCCGGCGCGTAATTCGACGGAACCCCTTTCCTTGGAAAAATGCCCCTATATACTACAATTAAGCGCTGTATTATATAGCATGAAACAACAGAAAATGATTGACAAAATGGATTGTTATATACGTATACCCGATTCCGTTGAAATTCATCCAGAAGCCGTTCGCATTCATGGTATTACGCATGAAAAATGCACAAGGGACGGGATATCCGTGTTGGATGCCATTCGACGGTTTCATGATTTTTATAAACGATGTGAAGGATATCTAGGACACAATATCCAATTTGATATGAATATGATAAAGATAGAAATGGAAAGAAACAACAAACTGTTTTTAGAGAATGCGCCAGAATGCTTGTATATGTTTAATGATATCCATGAAAAAATACATAACATCGAATCTTATTGCACCATGGAGCGCGGTAAGAAATTATGTAATATTCAAATTGCATCAGAACGAACCGGCAAGCCTTATGTAAAATCTCCGAAATTGATCGAACTCTATCAGCACTTATTTCCGAATGAAACACCCGAACATTTGCATAATTCCATGTTTGATGTATATGCGACATTGCGTTGTTATTTAAAAATGAGGCATAATTTGGAGTGGAAAGAATTGTAAAAAATATGTTTATTATATATAAATATGAACCAAGAACCAGTTTTTAATCTAGAAGGTTTTAGAGAATTATTAAAAGAATACAAACTCAGTGACTGGCAACTAACCCGCAAACAGGTTCTTGCATGGTCAAGATTGGATAAAGTATGCCCCCGAGAAATTGCGTTTGATTGTGCTGTGAATGTGTCCAGTTTTTTGGAGTTACTAGATAGAGAGACCGCGAAACGTATTTCTCGTCAAAGGAATGTATTGCAAGAGGGAATTGGTTCAGAGGTAATTTCTTCCCTTATATACGAAGACGTTATCCGCCGGGAATATTTGAAAACACACCACGCTTTTTTTGGTTTCGAACTCGATAACTCTATTTTAGATTTGATTACAGAAAAACTTGGGCGTGGCCATGCGACAATTATGGCTCTTCAACGGGCACCGAGACCTCCGGCTTTACATGGAATTGGGCATTTCGTAATTTTAGCCATAGATCCCGATACAGGTTTACCTGGTATTCTTGATCCGCAACAAGAAAAATATTATCCCTATGACTTAATTCCACAACTTATTTCTAGCGGAACTTTTACTCATTTTGGTTTATATTTACGGTTAAAACGCGAGAAACGATTGGGGCACGAAACATCTAATCGAGTGAGAAAGCCAAGTCCGGAACAACACACGCGAAAAAAACGTCGTGTTGGATCCCCTGTGCCAACGCCACCTGCACGCGAAGCGAGCGAATCCGTAGATCGGTCCGACACTGAATCTTTGTCTTCAATATCCACTGGTCCGGCGAAAAAAAAAGGGACCAAAAAACGAGGAAAATCTAAGGGAAAATCGCAAAAAAGATCCCAATCTAGATCGGCTTCCAGATCCCAACGACAGCGATCGCTTTCTCCTATCCGCGAGGAAAAAGAAGAAGGTGAAGTGTCAGAGCGTGAAGCCAGTCCGTCTTACCAACGGGACGGTTCGCCTGCATTCCAACCCGACATCAGATATTCCCAAAGTCGTTCACCAAGCGGACCTGAATATAATCCATTTGCCGAACCCGAACCTGAACCCGAACCCTTTCCTTTGTCCGTTCCTACGCACTCGCCCATAACTCGCGCCACCCGCAGAAAGAGATAGAGTGTGTCCGAACTTCCTGTCTACATTTTTAGTTTCATAGTAAAAATAAAAATGTAATTTATGCCGAGCACATTTCACAAACCTCTTCCGATGCGGATTCGCCCTTTTTTTTCTCGGGTTCTATGGTAAACTGCTGTGCTTGGTGTCGCGCGCGTCTGCGTAAATAATAAATTCCAGTCTTCAAACCCTTTGACCAAGAATAAAAATGCATCGATGTCAAATTCGAATACGTCGGGTCTTCCAACCATAAATTTAAACTCTGGCTTTGACACACATAGGCTCCTCTATCCGCAGCCATATCAATTAACGCTCGCATTGGAATCTCCCATACGGTCTTATATTTTTCTCGGATATCTTTCGGTATGGACTCGATGTGTTGGACACTACCATGATTTGCAATAATATTGTTTTTGATTTTTTCATTCCACAGATCGAGTTTCACCAAATCCTGCATGAGATATTTGTTTGCCAAAATAAACTCTCCAGCCAGGGTTCGGCGATTGTAAATATTCGACGTAATAGGTTCAATGCACTCATTATAACCGAGAATTTGCGACGTAGATGCAGTGGGCATCGGTGCCAAAAGGAGAGAATTTCTTAACCCATGTGTTTGTATCTCCGTCTTCAAAAATGTCCAGTCATACCGACCCGGTTCAGGTTCCACATTCCACATATCATATTGAAGAATACCGTTGCTCGCAGGTGAGCCGGGGAACGTTTCATAAGCACCATCTCGCCTTGCCAAATCACAAGACTCTTCTAGCGCAGCATGATAAATGGTTTCGAATATTCGCTTGTTCAATAGTCTTGCCTCGTCAGAAGCAAATGGGAAACCTAGTATCATGAATACATCGGCCAGACCTTGAACACCAATGCCAATCGGACGATGACGAAAATTACTGCGTCTTGTCTTTTCCGTGGGATAATAGTTGATATCAATGACACGATTTAGATTATATGTCACGACACGGGAGACCTTGTGTAGTTTCTCAAAATCAAAGGAGTTGTCTGTGCTGGAAATAAATGCGGGGAGGGCGATGCTTGCCAAATTGCAAACTGCCGACTCTTCTTCATTTGAAACCTGAATTATTTCGCAGCAAAGGTTTGACGACTTTATGGTGCCAATGTTTTTCTGGTTCGACTTTTTGTTACACGCGTCTTTATACAAAAGATACGGGGTTCCGGTTTCCATTTGTGCGTCCAACACTTGAAACCAAAGTTGTCTTGCTTTCATGGTGGCGCGACCGCGGCCTTCGGCCTCGTATTTTGTATAGAGTTCAACAAATTCGTCCCCATACACGTCAGCGAGACCAGGGCACTCGTTTGGACACATGAGCGTCCAATTTGCATCGGCCTTCACGCGTTCCATAAATAAATCTGGAATCCAAAGTGCATAAAATAGGTCGCGCGCTTTGAGTTCTTCATCGCCATGATTCTTACGCATCTGAAGAAAACTTTCAATGTCTGCATGCCAAGGTTCAAGATAAATCGCGAATGACCCATTGCGTTTTCCGCCTCCCTGATCAACATACTTAGCCGTGTTATTAAACACACGTAACATGGGAACAATCCCATTCGAAGAACCGTTTGTCCCGCGAATGTGACTACCCTTCGCACGAACATTATGAATATGCAATCCAATTCCACCCGCCAACTTCGAAATCAACGCACAATCCTTCAATGTATTAAAAATGCCTTCGATACTGTCCTCTTCCATGCTCAACAAAAAACATGAGGATAATTGCGGTCGTGGTGTTCCGGCATTAAACAGTGTTGGGGTCGCATGCGTGAAACACTTTTGGGACATATAGTCATACGTCTCCCTGATTTTTTCCAGATTGTCACCATGAATGCCAATGGCAACACGAAGCCACATATATTGAGGGCGCTCCACCGTTTTTTTATTGATCCTCGTCAGATAAGCGCGATCCAATGTCTTAAATCCAAAGTAATCGATCAAATAATCGCGGTCATGGACGATCATATCCTCCAGTTCGCCCGGGTATTTGCATACAATTTCATACAATTCTTGGGAAACCAAGGGAGAATGATTTCCTTGTTTATCTAAAAAGCGATAAAGTTCCGTCATTGCGTTTACAAACGAGGGGGTAGTATTTTTATGGTGGTTTGAAATACTAATTCTGCCAGCTAACACGTTGTAGTCCGTATGGATCGACGCCATCGATGCACACTGTTCAGCAGACAATTCATCAATTTTTGTAGTCGAAATTCCGTCATAGAGTTGATCGATCACCTTCATAACGAGAGTCGTGTAATTGATTTTAAACCGGTGATGATTTGAATCCGCACCGGTGGGGCTAGGATTCATATTGGCCTCTTGGCCTAGATTTTTAATACGTTTCAAGATTTTGTCGAAAGACACAATCTCTTGATTTCCGTCACGCTTTGTAACATACATTTCATCCGACGCGTCAGCTGGTGTAACATCTCCCATTCTTTTATAGAATATAGAAAAAAATGTCTATATCATTTTCGAGATAGACATTTTTTGGAATGGATCAAAATTATGTGAAAAACAGCGTGTTTTTTCAGTAAACCATTTCGGAAATTATAACTTTATTCGCGTACTGAAAAACGAAAGGCGTTTCCAATGCGAAACCGACTAAAATCGGTTGCGAATTGTCTTGTTTTTTCTAGTTTTTCTACCATACTTGCAATGTTGGCGCTGAGAGAATCCTTTGGGTCGTTTACAATCGATGGACTTTTTATACTTGGTTGACCATATTCTCGATTTTTTTACTCCGTTTACAAAAACAACGCGTTTATTCATATAGATATATCGGATATAATTTTTCACAGGGTCGACAACACGGCAAATAAGATTGTGTCGTAATAGGATATGTGCTATAAAATATATGGTGAAACACACCGTGTATCGACAAGCACATGTGCTATCTATCGGAATCGATACTGTCTATCATTGTGTTTGCTCCGAAATCGTAAATGCAATTGCAATAACCATTTCCTTTTTCGAAGGCATAATTGCTGGCTGCGCAGTAGGATAGATGACTATAAACAGAGGTATGAATTTGACGAGGAAACTCGAAACTGGGTTTACGTATAGTTACAAACAAGAGCGCTGGTTTATGGAACTGTAGTATTTACGATCTATTCCATTTTCACACAACGAACCGCATTTGTCATGTCCAAATTTTCAATGATATAAGATTGTATATGCGTATTCAAGGTGGTTTTGGGTTCATCGAGGCGAACAACGGTCGTCTTCGGTTCCCGCTTTTTCGCCGCGCGATGTTCAAACCCCTCTTTGCGTTCCTTCTCAATGATTTTCCATAGTTCTTCAATGCGGGGCTGTGCCTTTTGAAACCAGTCGCGATTTCTAGGAATAAAGACACAAGAAAATTGTTCCAAATACCAATAGATAGTATTCAATAACGCCAACCCTTGTTCACGTTGTATTACCCTTTCTTGTTCTATCCACGTCGCGATAGACTCCTTGTCAAGAGAAACAGACAGCGGCATGTATATATATACGGGGTCATTTGGTACAGTGTTCAAAGGCACGGCGATTTGTGGCCTAGAAATGAAATGTAACATCACGCCTTTATATTCGCGAGAATCGTCTTCGTAAAACGGGTCTTCGCTGGAATATTCACCAAATCGTGTTTCCGCGAAATCGCATTCGTCCAAATCACATGTTTCCATCTGTATTTGTGTCTGTATCCAATATTCTTCTTTCGGAATACCCGTGATTTCGCGATTCACAATATTTTTTATTTCTAACATGCGTCCGTATTTCGGAGACGTCTTATCTATATTGATACCATCAGGTGAAGCACCAATATATTTGAACTTCGGATGCTGTATGCAACCAAACTCACCCACTTTTGTTTGATACAAATCTTCATAGATTAAAATGGTTACGGGTTCATATTTCACTCCCCAGTGCATCGCCCCCGCTGTATTCGTAAATAATCTCTGTGTATGACCCTTGCATTTCTCATAAATTAGACTATTGCGTTGTGCGTCGGAACTGAATACTTTCCATAATGTGCTCGCGCTAAGTAACTCGTCGCGAAACGCATGCCACTCTGGGGTTTTTTGTTTCGGTTGTGTTTCGTTTATTTTTTGCAAATGGCGCAACTGGATTTCTATATGGAGTAACCCGGTTGTGTCTTTTTTTTGCTCCACATCCGTATCCACATTTTTCATAGACCGCAGCGGTGTTTCGCAAAATTCCATATAAACCTCGGTAACATCATCTACAAAGTCTTTAAATTCGTCGTATGATTCACCCTCTGCGTCGTTCGTTAACATGCCTGCGCCACAGAATGCCTGAAATAAAATTTCCGTAGTATAATTTGTCATGTCCTCATAAAAATTCGGCGAAGACATGTGCAATATGTTGTTATTTATATACTCGTCGTGCGTATGATAAATAGATTCTATGCATTCCGCAATGTCGTCTTCTGTGAATTCTATTTCTATGGGAGCATTCCATGCCTCGTCGGATGTATCTTGCGTATCTGTCGTTTCTGATCCATTCGATACGCTGGCGTCAGACATTTTGATGGTCTCTTTTCTTCTATACTATAGTACTTGCGGAGATGTTTCTATATTTGTTTTCCAATATTACTCGGAAAACAAATTCAACTGCTGAAAATTTCAAACAGATTACGCTACTTCTGATACCTTATCGTCGGTATGCGAAGGCGTGGTTCGTTTCGGTGTCAATGATTTCAGGGTGGAAACCCGCTTTGTGTCCATATTTCGCAACGTAAAATTGTGTGATAAGGAGTTGAAAAAAAGGGCGGGTATAGAAAGAATTTCATGCGTGTCTTTGTCATAATTGACATCCTTTGCCTTTTGGATCTTGTCTTTTTCCAAACAATCGATGAAAAACTGTTTTAATGCTTTTACTTCTTTCACGGGAAGAGCGTTTTCCTTGCCATAGCGCTCTGCAAACTGGTGTAGTTTTTGAAGTTTCACGGTCTTATTCAATTTGTTCCAAGACTCCGTCTTATTATGTTGCTTTTCCTTTTCCAACAGTTTATCCAAATTGTTCGCATTGGTCTCGTTTATTTCCGAGGAAGACAGTTGAATTATATTTCTGTATTTATTTGACTTACTGAGATCATCTGTGTCTTCTTTTTTTTCTGCGGGGGTTTCGGTGACTGGTTTCGTTGAGAACATTGTATAATAAATTCCTTTTTATATGGATATTTACAGGATATATGTTTATCTCGTTTCAACAAATATATATTTACGATAAACTGGAAACTCTATTTGACACCATTCTGCGTTTACACAGATGACGATTTATACCAGCGAAGGTGTAAAATGGGGTTATTTGACACCTTTTCCTTGCGCATGAGAAAAGGTGGAATAAGTAGTTATAATACTAGTTAAAACTAAAATGTAAGTAGAGTATAGCATGAATGATTCCATAAAGCGACCACATCGACGAGATAGCGTTCAAAATGATAAAATATACGATCAACTCGTGCATTTCAACCATTTCCTAGATTGTAACAATATACATCAAAATATGAATCAAATATTAGATGCCGAAACTATCGCAGAAAAAGAAAAACGATTGGTTGATTTGTTCCCATCTATAGATAAGAACATAGAACATGAGATTGAAAAGTCATTATTATCAAACATGCATTATCACGAATGTGAATGGTTAAAAAAAATTATAAGCATTACCGAAAATATGCAGATATGTGTTACCATTTCGTCCGCAAAAAAAGAAACATTTGGATTCCCGCTTGTGTATGTGAATAAACAGTTTGAAAAAACCACAGGTTATAATAGAAATGAAATAATAGGTCTGAATTGTAGGTTTTTACAACCACCTGAACCTATACCAGACGAAGAAACCCAACACAAAATAATAAAAAATTGTTTGGGGGCGGCGCTTCCAACATGCGTGATTATTACGAATTGCAAAAAGGGCGGGGCGCTGTTTCATAATCTAATTTCACTAAAACCTGTAATTGACGGCGACGGAAATTATTTATATTCTATCGGAATTCAAACAGAAATAACAACAGAACCGTTAAATAAAACCGACATACACAACGTAATAGATTTAATGAACATATTGTCAAGAATTACATGATTGGATAGAGGCTGATCAGCGGAAAAACATGCGAATCGGGGATTTGTCGGGCCCATTTACATGCACGAAAATCGGTATTTTTTCTTTATAATACGCAAGGTTCTCTTCCGCGTCCCACAAAAACTTCGTGTCATCAAAACCCGCCGTGTTCAAAAACAGCGCATTGTTATAATCCAATTCTATCAAGTCGGGATGTGAAAAAAACTTTCTCGTCCAAAACAATTGGTCATCATGGTTGTCATTATATACGTATCCGGACATACAAGTCCGCAATGCTGCTGCACGGCCAATAAACAAACCACTATTTAGGTAAGGAAATTCCGCCGAGCGAAATGCATATTGTTTAGCCAATTCCGGCATAGGATTACAATAGAGTTCGCACCCAAAGACAATCGGTTTGGAAAACGCCAAATAACGTTCCAGGATGTTTTTTTGTGTTCCACAATAGGCGACATCATAAGCATCTGTAAATAAAATAATATCGGACTCGCCGATATCCGGACGATGTATAAAATCATATACTTCGCGTAATTTTATACCGAAATTGCCATGCGAATCCCATCCAATGCGCCGATCTTCTTGTCCTCCTAATACGATCAAGGATTCGCCATTTTTTTCGACTACCCGTTTCAGGTTCTCCAATACAGCGTGTGGTTTTGTGGCAATTGTTATATAATAAAGGTTGGGGGTTTCCATTATTGCGTATATATATAATATATTTATAAACATCCTTCTATTTATACCTTTTGCGAAAAACGGCCGCCGACTTTTCTGTAAAAAAAATACAATGTTAATAATGTTACATTTATAATCATGTTTATTACACCTGTTACAATAAGCGACATGTCAAATATAAAATACCCATGTAATAACCAAAGCAAATTTGTAGCTAAAATGAGTAACAGCGACCAAACTGACAAATCCTTTACACTTTTTGTTATATAGGTTTTGTATAATTGCGGAAAGAGTTGAATACAATTTATGATTGGTGCTAATGTTGCTACAATCAATGGTAGCATTATATATACACTCTCTAAAATAATCGGCGTTTGAAATAACATACTTACACCATTGATGAATATTACACCGATGAACATTTAAGTTCGCACACTTTGTGTGCGTCTTAATTGATTTATCGGCAACGTTGCCTTTGAACACTATCCGCACTTTGTGCGGATTATAATGTTCAAATGTGTATATACGGAAGAATTACCTATATAAAAATGTGCGCAATCTATATCCCAAATGGAGCCGAATGAAACAAATCGAACCGTGTTTACTTCGGAATCGAAAAAAATAAGGGCGTCAATCCCCCACGGATCAATGTTTCCAATCGATTATGAAAGAGAAACTCAAATGGGACATATCCGAACCCTGATGGAGAACCCAGATTCAACACCTCAAAATTCAACCTGTAAATTGATACAACAACATATTCAGCAAAAAATAAACGGTTATCGCGCACAAGACATTCAAAAATCTCTCTACAATGAATCGGATTTCGTTGATATTTCCTATGTTCTCCAATTGATGCTCGAATCCGACAATTTTTGTTATTATTGCAAAAAACCGGTCTATGTTCTCTATGAAATCGTTCGCGAACCGAAACAATGGACATTGGAGCGACTTAACAATAAAATTGGCCACAATCGAGGAAATGTAGCAATCGCATGTTTGGATTGTAATTTACGACGAAAGACCATGTATCATGAACGGTTCGCATTTACCAAACAGTTGAATGTTGTGAAAAAACAAGGTGAATAGTCGAACTCCACTTCTTCAATATGCGAAACGATGGGAAATATATATAATATATATATATAGTAGAATCAGTTCCGTATGGCACAAACAAAAAGAAATTGTTATAGAAAGCGAAACAATAGAACATTGCGCGGAGGAGCCTTGCTGGGTTATGAAAAAAAAGATTTTACGAAAGAATTGGAAATTTTAGTAAACACATGCGAGGGGGATGAGCCCGCAAATAAAGAGGCAAGACAAAAACTTATGCAAAACAACCTCATTTTCACAGCAGTCATCTTCGCCGCCATTGGTTCCAAAAATAAATTGGATTTTCCACCCGCCGGTCCGCGTTCTGATGACAAAATTGCATACCAAGATAAGCGTATTCGGTTGATTTTACAAGCCATTTCGGAATACGACAAAGACGCACAAGGAACCTCTGATTTAGCGAATACGCTCGGAAAATGGGGGGTAGTCCAACAAGCCATTATGAACACTAGAACACTTGCTTCAAAGGGAAAACGCACAGTGGATGCCGTTAAAACCACATCGACAACTACTGAAAAAGATTATACGAGCGAGGAAAACGCGGCCTTACTTTCGCAGCCCGAGCCAAAAAAGACCGGGTATTATGGTAATTGGTAATAAAATCATATAGAAATTACGCCTTCTATAGGATTATCGACCTTCCCATGGAAATCCATGCCACTATTATTGAAAAACTCGACTATTTTTATACCTCGAATAAAATCCCCCATATTATATTTCACGGATCCTCTGGTTCTGGGAAACGCACCATTGTGAATGATTTTTTGAATAAAATTTATCAGGGCGACAAACAGAAACTCAAAGGAAATGTGATGACCGTAAATTGCGCTCATGGAAAAGGCATTAAATTTATTCGCGAAGAACTCAAATTTTTCGCGAAATCCAATTTACAATCGAACACTGGCGTTACCTTCAAAACCATTGTGCTACTCAATGCGGATTCATTAACTATTGACGCCCAATCGGCGCTTCGTCGATGCATCGAACTTTTCAGTTATAATACGCGATTTTTTATTATCGTAGAAAACAAACAGAAGTTGTTGAACCCTATTCTTTCCAGATTCTGTGAAATCTATGTTCCGGAACCGATGATCGACGGTAAGATTGTAAATTTACATCAATATGCGATTCAAAAAAACTATCATGTCCAAGCGAACATGGATATACCAGGGTGGATTACTATGAAGATGCGCGAAATGGTGGAAAAAGAATGCATTCGGCACGCGGATTTGACAACCCTGGCCACCGAATGTTACGAAAAGGGTCTGTCCGCACTGGATGTCGTTCATTGGATAGATTCCGGCGGAGCGGATGTGTTGGTCGACGTTGATACAACAGCGGTCACCATGTGTTACGATAAAATAAAATCAGAATACCGGTGTGAAAAATTGTTGTTACTCTATTTGTTTGACTTGATGTTTTTGCGTGAAAATAAGAACATTGCGGATAGTATTGCATTCTGACAAGGGTTTTGTTTTGTTTTTCGCATTTGCTATTTTTGAATGGTATATATTACCACCAAAAAACAACATAAAGTTGTAGCGGGTTATTTCCAATAAGATAAAAAGAATGGACGACTTTGTGTTATCGAATCTACATGAGGCGCGCAATGAATGGTCCAGCCGTCTTGTCAGTATTTTCACTCCTCTTGTTGTCGATGGTGTAAAGTCTATTTTTAATGAAGCATGGAAACTCTGCATCGACAATGACGAAGCCAATAAATATCTTATGACATTTCAAAACTTGTTATCTCGTGTTCCGAAATGGAATAATGCGATTATTGAAGAGGAACGCCAACGTATTATTGAACGGAGCGGTTGTAATTATTTGGAGGATTTGATTACGTGTGTCCATATCATACAACTGAAGGTGCTTACCAGCATCCGGGTTGGAAATAAGCAAAAGAAAATCGATATTTCCATTCCCAAGTTAGACACCTTTATTCATAAAGTATATATTAACGTGGCACGCAAAGTCTATAGCAATGTCTATTTGTTTGAAAAGAATATTACACCATTGCAAGCACAAAAGAACAATCGCGAATTGGAGATCATCATCCAAGAATGTATTTTGTTGGCCATTCGCGAAAGCATCCCTACAGAGGCGATTATTCGTGCATACATGGACGAAAGTGTGGAACAAGAGGAGGAGGTCATCATTGAAAACATTGAAGATCCCACACCCGAACCAGCAAAGACAGTGGGTGGAGACGCTGTCCGTGATGAAACGCCTTCGCCGATTAAAGCGGAAGATGACCTTCCCTCTGTTGTGCCTACCATTCAAAACATAGATTCCAACGATGTTGTGACTCGACTCACCTTTAATGATATAGATTCTATATTGGATGATTCAAATAAGGTGGATTCCGTGTCTGCCCCCAAGTCTATTGAACGATTGGAAGAAATTAGCACATCGCGCGCCATAGCGCGCAAACTGGAAGAAGAGGAAGAGAGTGCTGAAGATAAGATACGAATTCACACCGATCATATTGATTTAAGCGGGTTTGATATTTTGGATGAACTCGATGGCCAACGGGCATCCGAAGACGTGTTATTGAATGATATTGAAGAACTCTAGTGCGTTGGATTTTTTATATAAAAATTGTATGATTTTGTATACAATTCTTATTTCATGGAAAAGGCATTTGGAATCGCGATTCTTGTGACCCTCGTTTTTGGCGTAGTCAAATTTTTAGAGATGAAATATTTAGAAAAAACGTGGAAACCATTGAAGGTTCTCATTCGCGATGCCATCATCGTATTCTTGAGTTGTTTTGTGGGAAGTTTTCTTGTTCTTGAATTCAATGGTTCGATACAAGACTTTTTCAATGTGGTAACAGAAACAAAAACGTTGAACCCTGCCTCCACACAGGTGTTCACAGATGCTCCTGGATTTTAAGAGATGAATATCCACCCGACGTATAATTTATCGAGATGCTCTCTCGTTTTTTTGTCATCCTTATCGTAAGCATTATACACGTCTTGGACATGGTAAAATCGCGCAAAGAATCCCAACAGCATCACAACGACAAGGGACGATACCAATCGAACTTGCACGACCGAAGCAAGCGCCTTTCCGAAGAAAATATAACTCGCTAAATTCACAAAAAACGCATATACCAAGGTGTGGAATACCGCGGAAAAAAGCATTCGAACCAACATGTTCGGTTGGCCAAATTGAGAAAGAGACAGATGCGGGTTTGTGGTGTCTAAATACAAATCCGTAAACATTCTTGTGTATACTATATACTATATACACAATAATATGATCTTAGTTACATTTGTTTCGTTTCACCAAAAGGTTGCGTTTTCGGTTCTTTGTGCTGGTCTGTGGATATTTTTTCGAACACCCGATTGTTATAGCATGATGCCGCGTTTAAACGTATTTCCAGTTATATTTGTAATGTGCTGGGCCTATTTGAACTACTATGAGCCCCTATTTTTACCGATCGGTCTTGGCATTTTAGTATTGTATTCCAAATTGTGTATTATAAGAACATGTCCAAAATCATGAAAGTTTATTCTATAGAATATATAGAATGAACACAGGCACAAAAGTTGAGAACCAGAAAATTGAAAAAAAGAATTCGAAAGAAAATAGAACACAAAAAAAACGGTCTCCCGTGGCAAACACTACCCGCAAACGGAAATTACGAATTGTGGACACTTTGTCGGTTCAAATGTCCGCGGTGAAAGCACCGCCGGTTCCGCCTGTCGCAACACGTTTCAATGAAACCATTGTCGATGTCCTCGGGCGGCTCGCCACCATGATGACAAAAAAGGGGGATTATATACGATCCCGCGCCTACACAAAAGCCCAAGATACAGTGTTATCCATTACCACCGATATTACGGACATCGACCAACTGAAGGGGAAACCGAACATTGGACCCACCATCCTCGAAAAATTAAAGGAATACGTTTCCACGGGCACACTTCGCTTATTTGAACGTGAAAAAGACAATCCAGAATACATATTATCCGAGGTGTATGGCATTGGTCCGAAAAAGGCCCATGAATTGGTGGCCGAAAAGGGGGTGCGAACCATCGCTGATCTTCGCGCTCGACAAGATGAGTTGTTGAATGAAACACAAAAGATGGGACTCCACTATTATGAAGACATTTTAGAAAAAGTTCCTCGTTCCGAAATCGATGTGTATAATACGCAATTTGGAAAGGCGTTTGACAAGTCCTTGGCGAGTCATCCTACACAAACGAGTTCCAATTATGAAATCGTGGGTAGTTATCGTCGCGGCGCAACTGTGTCCGGCGATATTGATGTCATTGTGACGAGTAATGTACCGGCTGTTTTTGTGTCGTTCGTCGATGCACTGATTTCCGCAAAAATCATTATCGAAGTATTATCGCGTGGCAAAACCAAGTGTTTAGTGATCGCCCGTCTCCCTGGACACAAAGTTGCTCGGCGTGTTGACTTTATGTTTACTTCGCCGGAAGAATATCCATTTGCCGTATTGTATTTTACTGGGAGTAAGGGGTTTAATACTGTAATGCGCGGACATGCATTAAAACGGGGGTTGTCTCTCAATGAGCATGGTCTCTATAAAAAGTTACCTGGGAAAGAAAAGGAAGAGAAGATCGACACCGTATTTCGAACAGAACGCGATATTTTCGACCATTTACATCTTGTCTATAAAAATCCTGTGGATCGTATCGACGGGCGCGCTGTTGTAAACGAAGTCGCTGAAATTGTTCCGGTAGTTCCTTTGCCGAACACTGTTGTTCCGGTGGTTACAACAACGGAACCTGTGATAACGTTAAAACGCTCTTCCAAGAAAACCGACATAAAAACTAGCCCACATACCATTACAATTAAAAAAAGGGGAATGAAAAGCGTAGCGGCACAAAGCGTCGCTGCACAAAGCGTAGCGGCACAAAAGGGATTGGTTACCACAAACCAACGCATTGGTGACTTCAAGGCCAACGGTATTTCTGTGTTGGAAAAACTCAATGAAAAGGAGTTGAGCGAGATGATCGTCGCATCCAATGACGCCTATTACAATACGAAAACACATCTTCTTACAGACAATGAATACGATATTGTCAAAGAATACATAGAAACAAGGTTCCCCAAAAACGAAGTCATACAACAAGTGGGCGCACCAGTTACCAAAAACAAGGTCACTCTTCCTTACAATATGCCGTCCATGGATAAAATCAAACCCGATACGAATGCATTGACTACATGGATGACGAAATACAAAGGACCTTATACGTTATCCTGTAAACTCGACGGCGTGAGTGGAATGTATGATTGCACCGGAAAAGAACCCAAATTATATACACGCGGTGACGGCAAAGTGGGTCAAAATATCACGGGGTTATTGCCTCATCTTCGTTTGCCCGGGGCGAATGGATTTGTAATTCGTGGTGAATTTATCATTCCCAAAGCCGTATTTGATACGAAATATAAGGAAACCTTTGCCAATCCTCGGAATTTGGTATCGGGCATTATCAACAGTAAGACCATGGATTCCAAGATTGGCGACATCCACTTTGTCGTCTATGAAATCATCCATCCACAACTGAAACCCAGCGAACAAATGAAAAAGTTGACAGATCTCGGGTTTGAAGTGGTCCAACATCGTAGCGACAAGGTGCTTACCAATGCGTCTCTATCAGAAACATTGATGGACTGGCGCTCGAACTACAAGTATGAGATTGACGGCGTCATTGTATCGGATGATAATGTATACCCCAGAAAGGAGGGGAATCCGGAACATGCATTTGCATTTAAAATGGTAATTTCAGACCAAATGGCCGAAGCGAAAGTGGTCGATGTAGAATGGGCCGCAAGTAAGAGTGGATACTTGAAACCCCGGATTCGCATTGAGCCTATTCGACTTGGTGGCGTAACCATTGAATATTGCACTGCATTTAATGGTAATTTCGTGGAAACGAATAAGATCGGGATTGGCGCGGTCATACAAATTATTCGTTCTGGCGATGTGATCCCCTATATTCAAGCCGTAACTAGTCCGGCTAGCCATCCAAAAATGCCGACCATTCCTTATCACTGGAATGACACGCATGTGGATATTATATTAGATGATGTGACCTCCGACGAAACGGTGTTGTTGAAAAATATTACCGCATTCTTTGTGGAACTCGAAGTCGATGGATTATCGGCGGGGAATGTGAAACGGATTATGAACGCCGGATTCAACACTGTTCCGAATATATTAAAAATGACACGCGCTGATTTTGCCAAGGTGGAGGGATTCAAAGAGAAAATGGTGACGAAGATTTATGAGGGAATTAAAACCAAGGTCGAATCGGCCACCCTATTGCAAGTGATGGTGGCATCGAATTTGTTTGGCCGTGGTATTGGGGAGCGTAAAATTCGCCCGGTCATGGAGAAATACCCCGCGATTCTGACATCCCCGGAAACGCCTGCTCAAAAAACAACGATGCTTTTGAATGTTCCGGGTATTGGGAAAGAGCAATCCAAATTGTTTGTGGAGAACATACCGCGATTCTTGGCGTTTTTGAAAGAATGTGGACTCGAGGGCAAACTGTCCCTGGGGTCGGCTTCGCAAGTGGTGGCCGTTCCAGAAACAACAACTGCCGCAGTGGATAAAACCAATCCTCTCTATGGTAAAAAGATTGTCATGACGAAAATTCGGGATAAAGAAATTATCGAGTATATGAAGACTGTGGGTGCTACCTTGGAAGAGGCGATCAAAAAAGACACATTTGTGTTGATTGTGAAATCGAAGTCGGATGTTTCGAATAAGACCAAATATGCATATGACAATAGTATTCCGATTATGGAACCCGCCGAATTTAAGGAGCGGTTTATGTCCTAGATTTATTTACATCGATAAACATTTAAGTTCACACACAAAGTGTGCGTCTTAATTGATTTGTCGATAACGTTGACATTGAACACTAACCACACGTTGTGCGGTTTATAATGTTGAATGGTGTAAAAAAAATGTAAATAACCCTTGTAGCAAAGCGAATATACACATTACCGCCGCTATTTTTATCCAATCTTTTTTAGTGGGCAATTCGAGTTTTGTTTCTTTATCACTAAATCTACCGATGTTATAGTGAATTAGATTTTCGAAAAGGTTCAAGAATAAATAAACAAAAAACGAGATGATAATAAGATGGATGCTCGCACCTGAAATAATGAACATTATATAATACACCGACCAAAAGAAATTTAACGGCGTTAACGAGTGTAAAACATATTCTCGGTGAATATGTTTTATAGAAATCAATTAGACAGTTCTCGTTACATACAGCAACGAGAATTGGTGTTGTTATGTCCGAGTTCACGTCTTCTTCGAGAACCCAGTCTTCTGAATCCATAAAAAACATGGATTCCCGTTCTTTGCCCACGGTCACGGATACACTCTATGTGAACCCGCCCTGTTCCAAATTTACAGAAATAAAGTCCTTAGATAACGCCCTGCTGCAAAAATACGATGTCAAGTTATACGGGAGTGATCGTGATACATACGATATTATCAATGATTTTTTAGAGGATAACCAAAGCGAACGCGCCTTTTATATTATCGATTTGGGAGAAATTACCGCGTCCTATTCGAATTGGATCCGATTGTTACCCAATGTGAAACCCTATTATGCTATAAAATGCAACCCGAACCCCGTAATTTTGGACGCACTTGCCTCGTTGGGTGCCAATTTCGATTGTGCCTCTGAAAATGAAATGAAAACGATTATTGAAATCACCAAGGACCCCAGTCGTATTATTTTCGCAAACCCCTGTAAAATGTCCTCTCAAATTCGGTATGCACGTGCAAATGACGTCGATTTAATGACATTTGACTGTGAGGAAGAACTCTATAAAATCAAACTGTATCACCCCTATGCGAAACTTATATTGAGGTTGGCAGTGGACGATAGCAAAAGCGTATGTAAATTCAATAAAAAATTCGGTTGCAAATTAGATCAAGTAGAAGCCCTGTTGCGTATTGCGAAGACATTGAAACTAGATGTCAATGGTTTCAGTTTTCATGTAGGTAGTGGGTGTTCCTCGGCTGATAATTTTTATGAAGCGATTCGGAGTTGCCGAACTGCGACGGACATTGCGATTGGTATGGATATTCAAATTAATATGATAGATATTGGTGGTGGATTTCCCGGACTGGACCGCAATGTGAAATTCGAAGAGATTGCCAAACGCGTGAATGATGGTATAGCCGACTTTTTTGAGTTGGAACTCGACAAGGGCATTGTGCAATTCATCGCCGAACCTGGACGGTTTTTTGCTGAAAAAACACATACCCTCGTGTTGAACGTCATCGGTAAAAAAACCACGATCGACGAAGAGACGGGAGAACCTGTGATTATATATTATTTAAATGACGGTATTTACGGTAGTTTCGGATGTATTTATTTTGATCACAGTTCACCTGTCATTCTACCATTCAATGAACGCAATAACAAATTGCACCGCAGTCGGTTGTTCGGTCCCACCTGTGATAGCATCGACCTTATCGCCGAAAATATCATGTTGCCCGAACTCGCCATCGGAGAATGGGTATACGTGGAGAACTTTGGTGCATATACAGTGGCTTCTTCGAGTAATTTTAATGGGTTTAAAACCAATGTGTTCAAATATATATTCCGATCCTAATACAGTGGTCGGCTACAATGATCGTCTAATAACAAAAAGTTTTTTACTATATCTTCTTCTTCTTCCATATGCATAATCAACGACTTACAAAGAATATATTTCTCTTCTTCTGTGTATGATTTAGTTATGCTAATTTGGTTATGTTCTATGAATGTATTTTTTATGTTTTCGATATGACTAAACATTTTTTCTTCTGATTTTGAGTGACAATAAAGTGATTTTATGAAAGATGTAAATGTTGGCAAATGTATTGGCTTGTTCTCTTCAAAATCTGCTATAAATAAATGCGCCAAAATAGAGAACTTTCTATGAGATTTATACCATGTCAAATATGGCGTCGTTTCCCAAAAATCCATTCGCGCTACTATACAATAATTATATTATTTTACCATTGATGATTTATACCAGCGAAGATTTACACCTTTGCACATTTAAAACGCCCATTTTAGAGGACAAAAAATATGGCAGTTATACTATCAAAAATTTTTAAATAATGTTTGGTCACCACTATAA